ATCCCAATCCGTGAATTGTTCCTTTTGGATCTTCATCTGTATAGAGATCAGAGTGTTTATCAGACTTATCTGGTTGTCCTGGTTTCTTTGGAATACGAGGATCGTTCATTTCATTGAAAGGTGATTTTGATTTAGTCTCTTCACCCTTTGCTCTTTTTTTACGAGCAGCACAATGAGCTTTCTGAGAAAATCCACTAGGATTATCGCAGTTTATTGATCTTTTATATTTGTCAGACCAACTCATTAGAAATAAGAACTACTCCTTATTATTTAGAAAACCTTGTTTGAGTAGTTTTGATAATTCAGAAGTTGATCCCACAAAAACAGCATTATTAGTCACATTATTTGTGGTTTTATTAGAATCTTCTTCAACATCTTTTAATTTCTTTTGTAAATCTATAAGTTTATCAGTTACATCCCCAACCGATTTAATAAGTTGACCAGCTACCTCATATGCTCTTGGAGAACCACCCTCTCCAGCAAGTTCCATTATTCCATTTATTGCCTCTTGCCCCTTTTCAATTAATGAATACAAATTTGCACGAGTATACTCATAATCTTTTTTTATATCATCAGATTTTAATGGGGATATTGTCAACTCTTCTTTGACTTTATCTACCCCAATAATGCTACTTTCAATATTCAGAGTTTCATTTAATTTTTCATAACTATTTTTCATAATTAAATATCTTTTTGCTGAGTTGGACTATATTCTTTACCATCAAAGAACATTTCAATAGATTCGTTAAATCCAAAATCATCATCTGGTGCAGCATTAATGGGATCTGGAACAACGGTATATCTCATTTCTCTCTTAGCAGTTGAAGTTTCAGTTCCAGTATAATAATCAACTTGTACCTTACGAATTAATCCTTCAGTGCTTTCGGCAATTGGTCCAAAGAGATATGTCTTTGCAGTAAAGTTAAATGTATATATTAAAATTCTTCTGGTTGAAAAATCACCTTCATAATCATCAGTAAAGGTAACACTATCTAAAACAACTGGAATATCCCTTTTTTCTCCAATTGAATTAACTAAATCTACAGTTAAATTAAAAGATGGTTGAAAATATGGTAAAACTTGCTCAACAATTTGTAAAGCATCATCCTGCACTTTACTCATTAAATTTAATTGAAATCCAATATTATATGGAACTGGTAAATAAACTTTTTTTAAATTTGAACCATCTAAAGTTTTAAAAGTTTGAGTTACATTTGCTTTTCTAGTTGCATCATATTGAATTGAAGTCATTTCAAATGCCATTCTTGGCAAAGTCATAGCAATTGGTTTATTCAATTCTGGTTGCTGCTCTATTCTGGCAAGAAACTTTTGAATTGGTCCATATGCCAAAGGAACTTTTATTTCGCTGATATTATTATCATCTGAATCTTTATGTTTAATGTAAATTTCATTAAACAAAGTTCCAAATGCAATAACAGTTTTTCTTATAATTTGATGGTAATAGTAAGTTCCTAACATTAGAATGTGCCGAATGGATTAGACTCTGAAAAATCTATAATATTATCCGCTTCTGTTTCAATTTGGGTATTTTCACTATATTTATCATATTCATCCCAAGTATTATATGAAGATACTGCGTATGTGGCGCTAGACGCTGCTCCAACAATTAATTCACCTTTGTAAAATCCTTTTTTAGATGCATCATTGATAAATGATACTTTAAGAACTTTTGTATCTTTGTCCCAAGATTTAACTCTTCCCGTAGTACCTGAAATTGATCCAGTAATAATTTCATTAAATTTATAAGTACCAATTCCAGATATAATTGCTGGATTTCCAATTGTAACCGTTGGTGCCACTGTATAACCAACTCCAGAATTAATGATTCTGATTGAAGATATAGATTGATCAGTACCCACTATTGCTTTTCCTATACCAGTTGTTCCTACTCCAACATTACCAACAATCGTAACCGTTGGTGATGTTGCATATCCAGATCCATTATTAGTGATTGTAAAGTTTGTAATACCTTTTAGTGTAGTTTCAATTGCACAAGTGGATGAAGCACCTACTCCACCACCTCCAGTAATATTAATAGTTGGTGCCTCAGTATATCCAGCTCCAGAATTTGTTAATTCTATCGCAAGTATTGATCTAATGCCTGCTCTAGATGTAGTTATAGCAACTGCTTGAGCATTAATTCCTCCAGCTGGAGCAGTTGATATTGAAACTGTTGGAGATGAAGTATATCCAGATCCATCGTTGTTTAAATATATTTGACGAATGTAACCACTATGAATTCCTGCAATTGCTGTTGCTGTAACTCCAATACCTATAAGTTGTAAAGTAGTAATATAACCTTCATCTTGAACTTGAGTATCAATTTCATCAATTGTAGTATCAATAACTTCATCTTCATACTCAAATAATTCGCATTTCAATTCATAAACATATAGTTTACCTAATTGATAAAAATTAACTTCATGTTCGACAAATTTAACTTCAAAAAGTCTTTGCCCTAAAGGAAAATAAACTAAATCACCCTCTCTAGGTCTAGATGCAAGAACAATTTCATCATTATCTAAAGCATCTAAGAATGGAGAAATAAAATCTTCAAATCTTTCTTTAGATATAACTAAACTTAATTCATCCTTTAAACTCATTCCAAACTTTGTTAAAATATCTCCTTGACCAGTATATCCATCATAATTATTGACATATGCTTCAATCGCAAAATTATCATTAAATTTTGATGACGATATTTCTTTAAGAATAGTTTGCTTTTTAACAAATTTTCTTGGAATATAAATTACATCAATTCCATAAATTTTTAGTTGTTCATTGATTAGATCTTGAACTAGTCTCTGTTCTCCAGAAGATCCTTGTAAGAAAAATGGATTAAGTGCCATTATTATCCAATAAAATCGTAAGGTGGAAGTTCATAGTCCATGGACATTCTTTCTCTAATATTCTCTAACTCTCTTTCAGCATCCTCATATAATTCTCTACCATTAAGTTCAATTCCACCAGGGAGTTTTACTCCTCTGAATTTAATTAAATTTTGCCCCCATTGTTTTTTCATTAATGCAGTTAAATATTTTTTCAAAAAACTATCATTGTAAACTTTAGTAAAATCATTTGGATCTAAAATTCTGTAACAATCGATAACTATAAAAGAATCTGCTTTTTGAGCCGCCCATTCAATATCAAGATACATTCTATTTTGTCTTTTATTAAATCTAATTTGTTTATCAGTAGTCAAAAGAAAATCTATATCCTCTAAATATGTCTTTACCATTGCATACTGTAAAAGTTCAACAGAATTGAAGTAATAAAGATCGTTCAAAAATAACTGATACTTAATACTAAACATTCCTCCAGAAATAGAACTAGTATCAAATTTAAATACTTTTTCAATACCAATTACTGAATCTGGAACTTGAATATAATTGGCAGTTTCATAAAAATTAAAAGAAGTTGTTCCTACTCCTACTATATTTGAAGATCCTGTTGTGGTTACAATACCAACACCATTAGTTCCTTTAGATTTACCTCTATCAATATCTTGCTGCGTTATCTTATATTTAAGATACATTCTTTCAACACCATCAAAGTGCCTTTCATGAAAGTATTGTAAGGCATCATCAACTAAATCATCTATTTGGTCATCATCCAAATTAATTTCTAGTACTGGAGCGCCCAAACGCCTTAAACAATAATCGACAAGTTGTTGCCTAGATGCTGGTTTAGACATTAGTATGAGCCTCCATCGATGACATTGGACCAAATAGGAATACCAGAGTTATCTGTTGTAAGTATGTAGTTAGTATAATCAATACTAGAACTTGTTGATCCTGTAGAGACCATTAATCCCGATGAATTAAAATATGCGACTCCATTAGTATATGATGGAGTGTAATAAAATGTATTTACTGTAGATATACCAGCAATTAAATTATTAGTTGATATAATACCAGTTACAATTGCATTTCTAGCAATAAATTCATCAAAACGAAGATCATCCTGTATATAAAGATCTCCGTTAATATATACATCACTTAGAAATGTTGCAATCCCAATAAATGTTGATACACCAGCGACACTTAACCGGTTGGCAAAGAGTGTTGATTGGAATGTACTGACACCAACATGATTTGATACTCCAGAAACACTTAACTGTGTTACTGAGGCTATTCCACCAATTACATTTTTTGCAATTTCTGATCTACCTCCCGCAGCTCCAGAAACACTAGAAATAATTTTTACAGTATTTTGTTGCCCAACTCTAACTTTAATATCTGCCATTATCGGGTAACTCCCTCTGTTACGAGAACCATTCCCTCAATAACTCTATTTTTTGTTCCAAAATCATCAGTAATTACTACATCATAAACATATCTTCCAGGTTTTAAACTAGTTGTTTGTGTAGAAGTTAGAGATATTGATATTTTTCCATCAGATGGTACGATAATTTCAGCAGTAAAATTTGTAGATGATGAACTACCATACCACTTTCTCATTTGAGATTCTACAGTATATCCATTTAAATCAAAAACAGAATTTGTTTCTGACCCCTCTAAAGTGAAAGATTGAGTAAAATCACTGCCAGCATTAATCACTAAATTATTGACATATACTGCTGCCATCTATCTTTTAATATCCTACTTTTTATTTATATTCCAAGATTACCTAAAAATCCTATAACTTCTTGTTGTTTTAGGTACAATTTGCAATATAGTTTTGCAAATTTTTTAAGATCTTCCAAATCTAAAGTATCAATGGCTCTTGAATGTTTTTCATACTCAAATAGTTTATTCATTGATTCTAAACTAATTTCATTTGGATCCATTAATAATCTCCTTTAATAAAAGTTTAATTTCTTCAATGTCTTTTTTCATTTCTTCAAGTTCAAATTTTTGCAATTCACGATTATTTTTAGCATTCATATATTGATTATATGATTGACTATCATAATTTAATATAGCGCCAGTTTTTTCATCTCTGTATAAATTTGGAAATCCTTTGACCGGAATCATCACGCTAAAGCAATACTTCTGAGATCTTTAAATCTTGGTGCATATGCCTGATTAGTTCCTGACATTACCACTTTGATGGTATATCCAGTAAAACTACCAAGATTATTAGCACTAAAATCATACTCTAAGAATTGATCATCTAAACTTTCTGGTACAAAAATATCAGAAAGTCCATTATTTTTAGAAGGATCAACAACATCTAAAAATCCATCTTGATTATTATCAACTGTTAAGTTTTCATAACCAGGGAATAACTCAAATGATGGTTCAACTTCACTCGAATCTGGTCTAATCAAACTATATAATACTCTAAAATCTGCAGATGAATGTCTATAAGCACTCAAAATAACTTTAAGTGAAGTTGCTGGTTGTGCTAGTCTAACTGTATTTGATACATAAATTGCAGCATGTGGATCATTGAAGATACTATTAACTCTATTATCCCCAGAATAATCTTGTATTGGTTTATTTAATCTACTATTTAAAAATTCAACAGAAGATTGCTTCCAGAAGATCATGGGTGAAAGATTAGAATCTGTAGTTTCTAAATTAACTTTCATTGTAAATGATTTATTTCTTAAAAGAGATCCCAAATATTCTTGTTCATTTACATTAGAGCATACAATTCTTGTAGAAATAAGTCTATTTTCGACCCCAAGTTCAACTGGTTCATATTGTTGATCAATAAATGATGTTTCATTTCCACTGACACTTGTTCCACTAACTGTTCTAATTTCTCCAGATACTGAAGTTGTTGAACTTGGACTTAATAGTCCAATATGTGGAATTAAACTATTAAACTGAATATTTTCCGTTGCTTGAACATTATTTCCACCACAAGATAATTCAGAATTAAATGATAGTTGTGGAGAATTTTCTGGAGATCCTCCACTCCCTTGATCAGTAGATCTACTCGATACATTTGAATCAAAATTAGTTCTATCAAATTCAACATAGTAACTATCAATATCAATACCAGTATCACTGATGTCGTGAGTTTTATTTATTCTTCTTAATGATACGCCACCAATTTCATACTTGTAAACGGGATCAGTTGTATCGTGAGACGTTACTATAGTTGAATCAATTCCTCTAGTAACATTAATTGTCCCTGCACCAGGAGGAGATGTATATTTTAAAATTTCATTTCCTATCTTGATAAATCCTGGATTTGTTGCACTTACTGGTAAACCTTCAAAAGTTGCAAAATTTGCTGTTGACGCCAAACTAATTGCAGTATCGGAAACTAATACTGGTGTAGATAATGTTGTTGATGGTATATCACTTTGAACATCAAAAATTCTGACTTTATTTACATTTGAATACATTCCATGTTCATAATGATTAATCTTAAAGAAGTTTCCAGAATATACATCACCGATAGAGGTTGATGATGTGATTGTAGCTCCAGTTGACGTGAAATTTCCAGAATTGTTGTAATATGCTAAAGAAGAAACGCCAACACTAAAAGAATTACTCTGAACATTTGATAAGTATAATGTATCAATCCCATTTGATATTCCGGTAATTGTAATACGTGAATCACGACCTCCAACTGGACTTACAGTTGATGTAACAATACCAACTACATCACCAACTGAATAACCATTACCTGGAACAGATATTCCAATTCCTGTTATGGCACCATTAGATACACTTAGAATGTTTACTTTTAATCCTGAACCATTACCGGTAATATTATATGTTTCCACACTATTACAAACGCTATAATTTGAACCTCCCGTAGTGATCACAACTGAAGAAACTGAATTTCCTGTTTTTTCAATATAACCATAATTATATGAAGCATTTTGGACAGAAACTTTTCTTCCTATAGATAAAGCAGATATTAAACCAGAATCTGTAATTGTTGCGACACCAACTTTTAATTTTTTTGGTAAAATTGTAATAGGGTTGGATTCTAGTGTAGGTATATAATTATTACTTTGATTTAAAGTTGAATTATGGAAAAATGCACTTCCTGAAGTAGAAGTAAATCTTGCTTTGTATAACTTAAACTTCATATCTTGATATTGGTTTGCAGTCCAAATAGAACCATTTTGAGATTTAAATAGACTTCCCAATCCAAATTGTCTAGAATATCTGATTGCCTGAGTATCTGGAAGATTTTTGGTTTGAATTGTTTTTGCATCCATTTCAGCAATCCAAACTTGATACTCGTTAGATTGTGGAGCAAGTAAAACTATAGCGTACTCTAAATTGGGAGCAAGATAAATTGGATAATCAAATGTTATTTTAGTTGCTATAGATGCATCTGCGGAAGTTGTAATATCGGATGGTTTTAATGTTACTGGATTGCCAACAATAATTCTAGTTGGAGTTCCTAATTCAACGGTTCTAACTTCTACTGTAAGAGGTGCATTATTTGAATCTTTAGTTGCAAAGAATATGTCAACTGCAGTTAAATATGCGCCATTTACATCTTCCTCTGGTTTAATACCATCAGATACCTCTGTAGAACCACCTACAGAAAAAGATTGTGCAAGTGGATCAACAAAATATGTTGTTGTCGTTGTGGTCGTAACTTTTTGCCTCTCTTCCCAGGTTCCCTCTGATTTATAAATTGTTTCTCCAGAGGAAATTAATGTATCCCCAGGTAGTGGAGTTTCATTAGTTAAACTTGATGTTAACTTATAAACTTTTGAACCAGTTGATATTCTAACAGCAGGAGGAGGATTTCCATTTGGGTCTCTTAAGAAGAATGATCCTGTTATAGAACCATTAATATCAGTGATTAATCTTAGATCTTTTACATATGCAACAGCATTACTTGTTTGACCAACTAAAATCATACCCGTTGTTAAATACCCAGAGTATAAACCTTGTACTTCTGAACATAAAGAAGATATGTCAATATTTAAAATTTTAGATGAAGCACTGTAAAACTCTGGTATAGTTTCTGAAGACAAATATGGGTTAGTTGTGTATGTTACTGATGGTGAATTGAATGCACCCTCTTTATGATTTGATGCAGCAACTCTAAAACTAATTAAATTGTTTCCATTAGCAGTTCCAATTACAGTTTCTCCTACTTGGAAAGCAGTAGACGCTCCATAATTTTGAAGTGTTGAATCATTAGCAATTTCTACAAGTTTAGGTATGAAATCTACTCCGCTATTTCCGTCTAAGAATTGATAATATCTAGTTAGTGATTTTAACTTAACAGCACTAAACTGAGTGTTTCTAGATCTCATGTATAATTCAGAACCACTCGAAATTAATCGATCTTCTTCTGTTACTGTTGTTGTACGTCTAACAACTGAAAAAGTTCCTGTTACACCTACTCTCTTTTTCTTTTTCTCTGTTATAGAAACATCTGCTAACCTAATTGTTCTTACCCAACTATCACTTGATGGATTTAATATTATACTTCCACTATAAGAAACAACATGGAATGGGTTAACATTCTCAACTGTTGTTGCAAATGTTTGCTCAATCCAACCAACTGAATCATATTTTAGTGTAATTACATCTCCAGTCTTTTGAACATTTGAATCAAGTAATTCAAAATTACTGTTTAAATCTAAATCTTCATCAGTTATATCTTGTGCAGATACTGGTTTTAAACTAATACTATTTTTAGAAACTTTTGGTCTTAATTCATTATTTACTGAATCAATTTCTATAGTCGAAAATTCTGTATCTAATAAGTTATTATTTTTAAAATCATCTACAAAAAATCCAGTTTTAAATCTATTAAGTCCCTGAGCATCTTGGATTTGTAAAGTTTGAGTATTCAGTTCTAATAGGGATAATGAAGTTACTCTTTCTAAGTTTTCAACTCTATCTTCTATTTTACCAATATCACGCATTGTATATCTTCTATTATCAACTAAAGATATTGAAGCGTCTTTTGGATTATACAAATATGGCGGTAATGTAATTGTAGCAATTTCCATTACCTCGTCTGGATTCTTAGGTGCTTTCGGATCTGTAGATGGAATACCTTGTAGAATTGTAAATACGCCAGATTTATCCAGATAAAGTTTATCAATCCTACCTAAGTAAAAATCATAACCAATCAATGCACTTTCATTTGGTGACATAATAATTTTTGGATCTGTACCAAATGTTCTAGAGGAAAAATCAAATGGAGATGCTGTAGTGCTAGTGAAAACTGGTACTCTAGGTCTAAAATCTAAAGTATCAGATGCTCTTAAACTATTTGCACCAATAGATGGAATATCTGATAAAAATCTTTCCTCATCATAACTATTTACAGTAAATACATCTCCAGTATCACTTGAAGGTACTGAATAATAATCAAATATAATTAAAAGTTGTTTGGATGGAGAACTTTCTCCATTTTTTCTAATTAATTTGGAATAATCATAATACTGTTCTTTTTGACCTTTATCTAATATGAATTTTGTTGTAATATTTCTATATTTTCCTAATGTAATAGATGCAATTGTTGTATTGACATTTGATTCTTCAAAAGTAACATTTTCACCAGAAATAAATTTACTATCATTTAAATAAACAATACCTAGTGTATCTGAAGATGGTTTTGATACTACTCTTGCAACTGATTTACTTGTACTACCTATAATATTTTCGCCTATAATTGCATTATTACTAACATTTGCAATTGAATTAAATAAAACTTGATCTAAAACTGGACTACTAGTAT